CTACTGACCTTTTGGTCATTTGGAATGCAGACATCCACCAGTACGATCTGGCTCTTGGCACCTAAAGGAGAAATTGAGCTATGGCTGCAATTTCACGCGCCCAACTACTCAAGGAATTACTTCCGGGTCTAAACGCCCTATTTGGCCTTGAGTACGACAAATATCAGGATGAGCATACGCAGGTCTATGACAGCGAAAGTTCAGAGCGATCCTTTGAAGAAGAGACTAAACTCTCAGGCTTCGGGGCAGCACCTGTAAAGAAAGAAGGCATGGCTATGGCTTATGATACAGCGCAAGAGAGTTTCTCTCAGCGTTATGATCATGAGACGATTGCTATGGGTTTCTCCATCACTGAAGAAGCGATGGAAGATAACTTGTACGATAGTTTGTCCTCTCGTTACACCAAGGCATTGGCTCGCGCCATGTCTTACACCAAGCAGGTTAAAGCTATGGTTCCGTTTAATACGGGCTTTACGGCTTCAACAGGCTATCTAACTGGCGACGGCGATCAGTTGTTCTCTACTTCTCACTCTATTGTGAGCGGTGCCAGCTTATCAAACCGTCCAGCAACTGCTGTTGATTTGAATGAAACGTCTCTTGAAGACGCAGCTATTCAAATCTCCAACTGGACCGACGAGCGCGGTCTTTTGATTGCTGCACAGCCTGTTAAATTGGTTATTCCAACCAACTTACAGTTTGTGGCAACTCGTATCTTAAACTCACAGTTCAAGACAGGTGTAGCTGACAACGACATCAACGCAATCGTGCATAACAGCACAATTCGCGATGGTTACTGCGTCAACCACTACTTGACAGATACCAATGCTTGGTTCTTGAAGACTGACGTGCCTAACGGCTTGAAGTCTTTCACCCGTGTTGGAATGTCTACGTCGATGGACGGGGATTTTGATACAGGAAATGTAAGGTACAAGGCCCGCGAGCGTTACAGCTTCGGTGTTTCTGACTACTTAGGCATTTATGGCTCACCCGGCTCTTCTTGATCCCTTACAAGAAGACAACCAAGGGAAAGAGGGCTTCGGCCCTCTTTCTTTTTGTCTTTTTTAATATTTAGACTAGCGTTCTTTATTCGTTCCTTGTATAATTTTATACAGCATTTGAATGGGAAGCGCCTCATGCTCTTTCTGGTTTTTTATATAGGAGAATTGTTCGATGCCAACACACTTCACCAATGGCGTTTCTGACGTTGTAACAGGTAACCCTCTTTACGAATTGGGCGTACTGGACCCTACTAAGTACCATACATATTGGGACGATTTTGATACCCTCCCTATTGCCGCACAATGGACTTTAACTGCTGTCTCTGCTGGAACAGGCACTTCTGCTATTACTGTTCCTGACGCAGACGGTGGTTTAGCTCGTATTACTACAGCCGCTAATGATAATGACGGAATTTATGCTGAGTGGATTTCTGAAACATTTTTATTAGAAAGCGGAAAAAAGACTTGGATGAAGTGCCGCATTTCTGTTGGTGACGCGGCTCAAAGTGATTGGCTTGTAGGCTTGCATTCTACAGACACTACGCCTCATGACGCTACGATGCGTTATATATTTGAGAGCGTAGACGGTTCTGCGGCTGTTTACTTTAACAACGACAACAATACTACAGACAGCGATAGTGCTACTGTCCACACAATGGTAGATGACACGTTTGTAACATTAGCAGCTTATTATGATGGTGGAACAACTATTCAATTGTTTGCAAATGACGTTTTAGTAACGACTATGACAAGCATCACAGTCCCTGCGGCTGAAATGGCGGTAGGTTTTGGTTATATAAACGGAGCCGCTGGAGCGGAAACTACGGATGTTGACTACATATTTGTAGCCAAGGAGCGTTAATTCTCATGCAAACCAACTTAACTATGGTTGGAGACAAATGGGCCGTCGAGATAATCGGTGGCCCAAATGAGGAAACTCTAACTAAAACTTTTAGTGGACGTGAGCAAGCAACCAACCAAATAAGACTTTGGGGGAACGGTCAGTCCGAAATGCCTATCTTAAAAAAGAAAAGCGCTAAATCTGAAAAATCGGCTAAACCTAAAAAGGTTGAAACTGTGAAAAAATAATTTTACCTTTTTGAAGAGGATATAAAGATGCCAAATGCAAAGGTTATCACTCTTACTCCAACCGCTGCAGATCCTGATGGTTTGTCTACTACTGAAACACTATTAGCAACTCGCCTTGATTCTTTAATCAATGGTGCTTACGCTATAGATTTTGACAGAAATGGTATTTGTTTAGCTCAAACTACTGGAGCTTCAGCGGCTTTAGTCCTTAACGGAGCACAAAGTATTGATTTTACTGCTCGTAAAGGAGCGTTTATACAGATATTTGCTGGCTCAGACAATACTGGAATTACTTTTGCTGTTGTTGGTACTGACAGAAATGGTAAAAGAATAACGGAAACAATAACTGGACCAGATGCAGGGCTAACTGTTCTTGGAGCAGTTCGGTTCTACAGTATAACCAGTATTACTTCTTCTGCCGCAGTTACAAATAATTGCGAAGTAGGAACAAACGGCTATGCCACGTTTTCAACACCTCAACATATGACTTCTACACACGCAGGAGATGACAGCGGTGAAACTGTTACTTTTATTGGTGAAGATCGGTATGGAAGAGAGTTAAGTGAAACTATAACAGGAGGCAGTGGCGCATTAGTGACAACGTCTGGTAACTTTGCTAGAGTTGATCGTATCACAGCTTCTGGAGTAGGAGCAGATGCTGTAACTGTTGGTTCAAACGCTTTATGTGAAAGCAAATGGTATGTGCTTAATTACAGAGGTAGCGACTTTACTGTAGGATTAGGTCTTGATGTTACTAGTGGCCCTGGGGCAGGGACTGCGGCTGTTCAACACACTTTTAATAACGTACTTACTGATGGGTTTAGAGAAATTGATGCAACAGTTCACACGCATGATACTGTGCATAGTAAAACAGCTAACTTTGACGGTAACTATACTAGCCCTCCTGTGGCTTGCCGACTAGCTGTAACAGCATACACTAGCGGAAGTATTTCACTTCGTATTGTTCAGGCAGGGTAACGAAAAAGCTGTTGAGTAAGCTTATATGTGTATTTAAGTTAAAAGATATTGCATAATATATTATCTTTGATTGGGAATTTTTATGGCTACTAGTGGAACAAATACTTGGAGACCAAATATTGAAGAAATAACTGTTGAAGCTTACGAGCGTTGCCAGTTTAATCCTCAAAATTTGACTCAAAGAGATGCTGTTTCTGCTCGTTTTAGCATGAATCTTATGTTTTCAGAGTGGTCTGTAAGAGGCGTTAATTATTGGACTGTAGATCAACAAATACAGACACTTACTCAAGGAACTATAGAGTATGCTTTACCGGCTGGAACATTAGACGTTGTATCAATGGTGCTTAGACGGTCAGGCACTGACATAGTAATGGATAGAATAAGCTTAAAAGATTATAATGAATTACCTGTTAAAACAACACAAGCTAGGCCTACTCAATTTTGGTTTGATAGACAATATATTCCTAGCGTTTATCTTTGGCAGGCCCCTGAAAATTCTACAGACCAAATAGTATATTGGAGAGTTGTTCAAGTTGAAGACATAACTGCTGCTAACCAAGATACTGATGTTCCTTATCGATGGACTGAAGCTTTATGCGCAGGACTAGCCTATAGACTATCAGTTAAAAAGAAACCGGAAAGAACTGCAGACTTAAAAATAATGGCTGAAGAGGCTTTTTCTTATGCTGCATCAGATGAGAGGGAGCGCGCAACACTTAGAATTACGCCTGCCAGTGTGATTTAGTGTGGTTACTAAAGTTAAAAGAAAGTACGCAAAAGGAAGAAATGCTAAAGCAATTGACGATAGAACAGGATTTAAAGTTAATCTTTCCGACATGCGGAAAGAGTGGAATGGGCTTATGGTCCATAAAAACGAGTGGGAGCCTAAGCACCCACAACTTCGTCCTAGATCAGCTATCGATGCCCAGCAACTTAGAAATGCTAGGCCTGACACATCTACAGAAATTGTTAGAGTCGAATCAACTCACAAACTTAATGTTCAAGCAATTTTTAATGTTGGGCAAGTTAGTCTTACGCTTTCCGCAACTCCAGCAGGCCTCGCCTCCACTACAGCGATCAATTTGGGCACACCAAACGCTTTTGCTTTCGCAACAGGTGTTGCAGCTACCTCAGCTCTTGGAACAATTAAAACAGGTGCTGGTGTTGCTGGTGTTGCGATTACTTCAGCTCTTGGCTCAGAAAGTCTTTCAATTTCGGCTAATGTTGCAGAAACAGGTGTTTCAACTACGGTTGCGCTTGGTAACGAAGTACCTATGTCGATGGATCTTCCAGCGGGTGTTGCGGCTACAGGAGCAATCGGAACAGTTACTGTTAATGCTTGGGGCGCGGGCACTTGGGGTTCAGGGACTTGGAGTAATTAAATGAGTACATATGCAACACTTACGCAAGACATTCAAGATTGGCAAGAAGACGATAACTCTGAATTTACTTCAAATATTGATAACTTTATAGCGATGGCTGAAGAAAGACTTTTTAGAGATGTTCCTTTTATGCCCAAAAATAGATTTTCAGACACAGGAAATTTATCCAGCGGAACGGCTACTTTAGCCCTGCC